CATTTGCATAATGAGCTAAAGATTCACCTGATGTTTCATAATAATCTATCAAATGAATTTCTTCACCTATTCTTTGTGCAAACCAAATAGATGTTGAGTCTCCTATCCCCAAATCCCACCACGTTTCAACTCCAACGCTTTCATCGTATGGTACTTTAGTTATTCTTTTTTCTTTTTCTGCTTTAGTAATTAATCTACCATAATATGCACCTGATACTGCTGCAGTAAATGAACATTCAAACTCTTGTTCATATTGTTCAGGAGTCATAATAGCTTGTGCTTCTTTTAACTCATGATCTGGTACTACATTTGTTTCTGATGCTCTATATAACTTAGCATACCAATCCTTATGTCCACGCAACGCAAAATCATATACTTCCCAAAAAGAATTATGACCCATTGGTGTACCTATGAATATAACCCATCCTAACTTATCTGCGATAGCAGGTCGTATAATTTCTGTCCATACTCTTGGAGACATAATAGCATATTCGTCCAAGACAACTGCATCAAATCCCATACCTCTTATAGAGTCTGGATTGTCTGCTCCAAAAATTTGGATTCTTGATCCATTATATAAATCTATTCTTAATTCTGATTCGTTTCTTCCACCACCCCAATGCATTAATGGTTTTGTATAATATTTTAAATATTCCCAAGCAATACTTTTACCTTGTCGATATGTTGGAGCTATGAATGCACACAAAGATCTAGGTTTCCTTGCTGCTGTTTTAATTAATTCGTTTATAGATAATACTGATTTACCAAATCTACGATGGCATACTAGAACATTAAATCTCTTTAGAGCATTATGACATTCTAATTGATAAGGTCTAGGTTTATAGGGAACCTCAACTATTTTTATTTTCTTCTTTTTCCCATTGGACTCTGATTTCGACTGGGGCATCTGTTCCTATCTTTGTTGTAGTACTTGCAAGTTTTGGATGAATGTAAGGTGCAGCTTTTTCAGCAGCAAATAATTTACGTTCAGGTGCACTTGCAGGATTGTTTAACACAGATAACAAATAATCTAAAGGAGAATGTTGATATTTTTCTGCCATCTCATCCATAGATTTCCATAGCTTTTTAGTCTTAGATCCTGGAGGTCTACCAGCTCCTGGTCTTTTACCACCAAGATTTGGATGTTTTTCATTAGATTTAGTAACTTCGTTTTCATGAGACATATCTTCTCCATGTTCTTTAAGATTTGTATATGTACGTTTATCTTCCACTATAGTACCCATTGTCCTTTATTAGTATATTGCTTTTGTTTTGGTCTAGAAGCAATTCTTTTTTTAGTAAAAGGTTTAATAGCAGCAGGTGCTAGAAATGCAGCTGTTGCAGTAATAGGATTTTTAAATGCAAACTTAGCAGTTTTAAATAGAGCTTTAGGTATTGTTTTACCTATAAATCTTTGTTGACCTGTAGTTTTGCTACCTATATCTTTAAGAAACTTTTTACCAGAAGCTACAGCTTGTTTAGCTCTACCTTTAGCAGCACCAGTAACAGTATACTTTACAAGTTCTTTACTTCTGCCACCTTTGTAGTTTCCTTTTACGTTAGTCATTAATATTTCCTTTTAACTTTTTTTCCCATTTTTTTAGCAGCTTTCTTAGCTGCAGCTTTACCCTTTTTTGTGTATGGGTATTTCTTTTTTCCTACCATTGGCATAGTTTAGTCCTTTATTTTAGAAGCTGTATATCCTCCAGCAGCACCAGCTCCTGCAGTATATTTTAGCTTATGTTTTTTAACGTGTTTCTTTGTTTTAGATGAAAGAGCTTTTATTGCATCTTTTGCACTTGAAGCACTTTTTTTTGCATACATTTTACCAAGAAACAAAGCTGTGTTCATTCTCATCTTAGTAGTCCTCTCATTGCTGCATCTCTAGAAGTAGGCACAGGCATTCTTGGTTGTGTACTTCCCATTTTTGCAAACTGTGGATTATTAGCTTGTTGCAATAACCCTTGTTGTTGTTGTTTAGCTATTTCAGGCATTAACTTAGCTTTTATAATTAATTGTAGTTTTTGCCCTTCTTCTGGCGTTAGCCGAATCATTTGATCTGCAAGTTTTTCTAAACTTTTACTCATTAGCAATTCCACTTTCTTAGTGATTTGTTTATTCTTGAATTAGGATCTCTAGCAGTCTTAGCAGAAGTAAGTCTACGCTTCATGCCTTTCATTCTTGCACAAAATGACTTCCTACGATTAGCAGCTTTTGATCCTTTTTTTAATTTTGATGGTTTTGTTGTAACAGCAGTTTTTAATTTAGATCCAGGATTAGCTCTACGATAAGACGCTACGCCTTTTTTATTAAGTCCACCAGAAGGGTTCTTTCCTTCTTTACGTTGCCATGCAGGTGATTTAGCCATTTTTGTGTACCTTTTGAATTTTAAATTTTGCTGTCAAAGATCCACCTTTATGAGATTTAAATTTACCTGAATGTTTCATTAATTTATAGCTACTACCTTTTTTCATCCAATGAAATCCTTTAGGTGCTTTTACTGATTTAGTTATCATCTTTTTTTAGCAGTTTTAGCTGCTCGTTTAAATTGTTTATTAGTAGGTGCACCTTTGGCACCTTTTTTTCGCATTTTTTCGCCACTACCAGCTTTGATTCGCTTTCGTTTTGCGTGTATATTTGCGTACAATCCTCGTTTTGCCATAATATATCCTATATAAATCGTTTAGTGTATTCTAAAATTTTAGTTTTTTTTCTAAATTTTTTAGATTTTAAATCTTTACTAAACTGTTCACGTTTTTTCAATTGATTTTTAACGTCAATTTTAAACATTGGTAATTTTAAATAGTTAGTTTTCATCTGCCTTGTCTATTGTATTTCTTAAAGCTACGTTTTTCTGACTTATTTTTGTTCTTCTTATGTACTCTTGGGCGTTTTTTGGGTTTTTCCCTAGGTACGAAGTGAACAAACTTCTGTCGAGCCATTATGCGTCATCAAACATATCAAAAGCCACAGCTCCACCGATTGCTGCTGCTGATTTTGGATATTTTTTAGCGTATTTTTTGGCTGTCATAGTTGCTTTATGAGCTTTTTGTGAAGTTCCTGTAATAAATTGGCTAGTTTTTGCCATATCTTTTTTAGCTGCAAAGTCTGCTGCTTTTTTAGATGCTGTTCCTAGCTTCTTTTTACCTTTATATAAAGTTCGGAGAAATCGCATAGCGTGTCCTCCTGCCATAAATGGTATTGCCATATTGTTTCCTTTGTTATAAACCCCCTTATTTTGGGGGCATGTTAAAATAAACCCCCTCTATGAGCCATTAAAGGCTATCTTTGGAGGTATCTGTATAAAACCCCCCTATTTGCACTATCGACATGACTGTCGATGTTGCAGGGGTGATCTTAAAACCCGTCAATTACTGTCGTAATTGTCTTTATTGTAGTCATTTGCTCGGCTTCGCCTCGCAATTGTCAGGCTTCGCCTGTCTTAATTGTCGTGCCGATTTGCTATTGTTGCCAGTAGCAACAGCAAATCGTTGTTATATATGATTGGTAATTGGTATACATTGGGCGAAATCCATTGATATACTGATTACCGATTATGATTTATACCATTGATATTATAGGTCAATATGATTGTCCTATATTAGAGATGGACGTAAATAAGTGCAATAATCAAAGACATTCATGGAGATGTCAGAAAGGATAATATGTTAAGTACTATTGTATTAACGTTACTAGCTATATGGTTATCTATAATGATCATTGGTCAAGTAATAGGAGGTGTAGTAGGCTATAAGTTCTTTAAGTCTATTACCTCGGAAAATGAGGATAAGTAATGAGAATGTTTGCTATAATTACAGCAACGTTGTTAGGATTTGTTATGGCTATGGTAGGTATACTGATAGCCATACATTCTGATCATACAACTGTTGGTTTATTAATATCAGGTGGTGGTATATTACAATGTTTATACTCCCTACCAGAATGGAGAGATGATGAACTATAATACACATAAGATGATAGAAGAAGATACTGATAAGCATACTAACTATGAGCTTATTCAATATGAGTTTCCTTTCCCAGAATTAGCTGTGGAAAGAATGAGACAGCAAGAGATGATGAGGTTTCAGATGAAGAAACCAATTATCGCTATTGCAAGTAATATCAATAATTGTCAGAAAGGAGACTAATATGACAGATCAACCTATGTATGCTGAAAAATCAGCAGAAGAAAAGAAAGCACATGTTGCAAGTAAGACTATGTATCTAAACAAAACAACGTATGCTGACCTAATGTTTATTAAACGTTTAGTTGTAAAATTAGCTGAAAATCAAAAGTTAGATATTGAGGCTATTAAAAAAGACATATCATAGGATATGTGGCTAACGCCTAGTCGCCTTTGGCTAGGCGTTGCCTAGTAAATTAATATATATCTCTGGTCGTGACTGAATAATCTATGACTAGTAGATAAGGTACTGAAAACTGAGGGCTGATGGCAAATGCTGAGGTCTCGTAAGTTAGTAGGGTATGTGAGTATAGATGAGTGTCAAAAGAAATTTGCACTAGTTCGTAGTCTATACAGAGCATTCATTGGCAGTTAGTTAGTGTTGCAACATTAACTACTTATCACTTCGGTGGTAGCAAAAATCCAATGCGACCTGAGATATATATCATACAGAAAGGATAATATGAAAACATATATAGTACATACAAGTCATCAATTTGAAAATGATGATAAAAGAGCAGAGCATACACATAGAGTGTCTATGCCTGATGATAAATATAGAGAACTTAAGAAAAAATATCCCAGATCTAGATGGGCATTTCATAGTTGGGTAGAGACACAATTAACTAAACGTATAGGTGAAAGAAATTGGGATCTAAACAAAGGAACACATTGGTATGTTAAATCATGCAAGTTAGAGAGGTAATATGAAAACACCAAAAGGATTTACAGCAAAAGAGTACGCAGAACATTTGATATGGTTATCAACGTTTACTGAGTGCAAGGAGGTTAAGAGTGTACCGAGTAAGAATAAAAGGAAAGTTCAAAGAAAGACCAATAAACTTAGGCAGAGCAATAAATCTAATGTTCAGGCAAAAATTTAGTGGGAGTATACAACAAGAACATATAACATGGTGGAAGCCCTATTGGATTAAATCCATTAATTTAGAAATACTAGAACCAAAACAAGGTTGGATACAACTTGTTAAAGTATTTAGAGAAGGGAAGCCATCTGTTAGAGTAGTGACTATACCAACCAGCTCCGACAAGCGAGAGCTGCTTGTTCTTAAAAATAATTATGGAGGTAACAATGGGTAAATGTACTCGAACAGAACACAAAAGTAATATTAATACTAATATTGCTAAGATATTAACATTACATAGAATATGGAATGGTTATACACAAAAACAAATAGCACAGTGTATAGAAGTAACGTTCCAACAAATTCAAAAATACGAGAGATGTATTAACAGATTACCTGGTGATCATCTTATAGATATATGTAATCAAA